CTTATCAGCAGACTGGGTTTGACCCATTTGATAAAATGATTCCTAATGGCTTCGCTGTCATATCTAATTCAGATTGGTATATTCCTGACAACTTTGTTAGTTATATACAAGATGACAGGAAAACACGATTATGTTGGGTTGAAGTCAAAGGCACTTGTTGGATAAAGAACTCTGATATAGAACATTATCGACACTTTCAAAAAACTGTTGATAATTGGAATCAGAAGATTGCTAAAGCAGGCAAATACCACATAAAAGCAAAAGCTCCAATAGAGTTCAAAATTGCTATCTATCCATCTGCATTAGCTACATATCTAGGACATCAACAAAATAATCCATTTGATGAATGGAAGTCTAACCAACAACACTTGAATCAAAGTTATTGGCTCACTTTTGCTGAACTTGAGGATAGGTTTTATAACAATTTCAGAGAAGAACAAGAGCTTCCTGAAAAAGTATCTTTTTATGAAGAACAGATGAGACAGATAGGTTTCCCTGATTTTTCTGATAAGAAATACAGAAGGAAAATTTAGGTTAATTATGAAAACAGTTTTAGTGTATGGCTCTGCTTGTTCAGGAAAAAATACATATGTCAGGGCGCACTCGCATGAGGGCGACCTAATAATAGATTTTGATGCACTGCATCAGGCAATCTCAGGACTAAGTTCTCACGAACACGATGAGAATTTGATTGGATATGTATATGACGCAAGAGATGCTCTACTCAATAGAGTGTTAGACAAGGGTCATACTCAAACTGTTTGGATTATTCACTCAGCTCCTACTAAAGCTGATAGACGAAAATTCGTTGATGAGTTTGGGGCTGAATTAATCCATATAGACACTTCAAAAGAAGAATGTTTAGAAAGAGCTGCAAAAGAACGACCTGAGGCGTGGATTGAATACATTAATAACTGGTTTGAGAGATTTGAACCTGAAGATGTTCAACCTGAAACTAGGGAGCATATAGAAGTCCCACAATACATTCAAGATAACGCAGCTAGAGGTCTTGAATTTTATGAACAAGGTTTTGGTGGAGATGGATTAGTCGATGCCACCATAAACGCTGCAAAAGATATGGCTAATGGAAAAGTTAGTCACGACAAAGCCAAGAAAATGAACGCTTGGTTCTTGAGGCACATATCTGATTTAGATTCTGACGATGCAAGAGACTTCCTTAGTGGAGAAAGTGATAGACCAACTAAAGGTCAAGTTGCTTGGCTCTTATGGGGAGGCTCAATTCAAGAAGCAAATCAGATGGATGCTCAGAAATGGGCTGAACGCTATATAGCGATATTAGAAGAAGAAGATACAGGAGAAAGAATGTCTGAAATAAAACAAGACAAAGTTTTCACTTCTGCTCCAAAGCAAGTGAGACCAACACCTGAACACGATATAAGATTCGTAGCTAATCAGTTTGAAATAAGAGCCTTAGAAGGTTCAAAAGCAAACATCACTGGCTATGCCTCTGTGTTCAATAAGAAATCACAAGTATTAGGTGGCGGTTTCGTTGAAGTCATTAACAAGGGAGCTTTCAAAAAGACCCTACAAGAAAGAGGAACACAAACCTCAAGAGATGACATCAAAGCTTTATTCAATCACGATACTTCTTTAGTTCTCGGCTCAAAAAGAGCAGGAACTCTAAAACTTGCTGAAGACAAACAAGGTCTTCATTATGAAGTAAGTTTAGATTTAGACATTCCTCATCACAGGTCTGCCTATATGATGATTGAGCGTGGCGATGTCACGAACTCCTCATTTGGGTTTGATGTCCTTGATGAAACTTGGAGTGTTCCTGATGACTCTAATGAGCCAGTAGTTCGAGAAGTCTTAGAAACTAGATTGTATGAAGTTTCTCCAACAGCATTCCCTGCTTATCAGGATTCAACTGTTATGGCAGAACGAAGCTTTAGAAACTTAGCACAGATGAGTGGTTTAGATTTGAACGACCTCATAGATGCTAATAACAATGGAGAATTGAAATCACTACTTCAAGAAGAGGAAGAAGTTGTTTTCAACGCAGAAGCTAGAAAAAGACGATTAGAACTACTAAAAAAATCATAGAAATTTATTAGATTTAGGAATCAGATTCGTTGATAAAACAATTTGATTTCGCCAACCAACAATAAGGAGAGGTCGATGATGAGTCGCTTCTCCACAATCTTAGGAGAAAAAATGGCAATAGTTGAAAAACTATACGAAGAGCGAAATAATCTCTGGGAGCAAATGAAAGATTTGAACGACAGAGAAATCTCTGAAAATCGTTCACTTGATTCTGCTGAAAAAGAACAATGGGACAAGATGAATGACAGAATGTCTGAAATCGATGCTCGTGTTCAAGAGTTAGCATCTGTTGAAGAAGCTAATAAAAAATCAGAAGAAGCAAGAGATTTATTTGAATCCAAGCCAGTTGTAGAAGAAAAGAAAGCAGAAGTTATTACTGATGCTTCTATCCTTAGACAATTCGCAACAGGAGAAGTTCGTTCTCATAACTTTGAAAAGAGAGACTTGACTAAAAGCGGAGACGCAGGTTTAGTTCCTGAATCTTTTTTCGACCAAATTATCGCCAAGTTAGACGAAAGTGCAGCTGTTAGACAGTTCGCAACAGTCGTTCCAACTGGTGGTGGAGAAGATATCAAATTCCCACAAATAACAGCTTTATCCGCAGCTTCATTAGTTGCTGAAGGTGGAGCTATCGGAGAATCCGACCCTACATCAGCATCAGTCACTCTAGGCGCTTTCAAATATGCGTATCTAGTTCAAGTTAGCTCTGAGCTACTTGCAGACGAAGGTGTTGATATAGAAGCTTTCCTAGCAAATGACGCAGGTCGTGCTTTAGGAAATGGTGCAGGTGCTGACTTCGCAATTGCAAATGGTTCATCAAAACCAAATGGCGTTATGAACGCTGCTGGAACTGGTGTCACTTGTGCAAGTGCTACAGCAATCACAACTGATGAGGTCATTGACCTTTATCACAGTGTCACTGCCCCATATAGAGATAATGGTGCTTGGATAATGAATGATGCTACTTTGAAAGAAGTTAGACAACTCAAAGATTCCAATAATCAATACTTATGGCAACCATCATTGCAACAAGGAAATCCAGATACACTTCTTGGTTCTCCAGTTGCATCTGATCCGAACATTGAAACAATTGCAACAGCAAAGAAAGTTATGGCTTTCGGAGATATGAGCAAATATTTCATTCGTGAAGTTCAAGGAATCCAAATTGATCGCAGTGTGGATTTCGCATTTGCCAACGATTTAGTCACATTTAGATTTATCTATCGTGGTGATGGAGATCTTATGGACACAAATGCTGTCAAAAGAATGGTCATGGGCTAATCCCCTAACCTTTCTTAGTCTTTTATCAAGCAATTGATGAAGATGGTCAAGATCCAGCAATGGATCATTGACTGAGATATTCAGTCTCATTCACTCTATCTCTACTTCCAAGATTGAATGTCTCAGTGAATCAATAGGAGAAAAAATGAAAATTAAAATGAAGATCAGCATCTCTGGTCTATACAATGGATCTCCAATTCCTCCAGCTGGAGAGATTTGGGAAACTGATAAGAACAACGCTGTTGATCTTATTGAAAAAGGATGGGCAGAACCAGTTAAGTCTGCTCCTAAAAAGACAGCTTCTAAACCAGCTGGAAAAGAAAAAAGCTAGTGAAAAAGTCTGGCTATATGAAAAAGAAATCTACTAAGAAAAAAGGATCTAAAGGTCGCAAATGATCGGATATTCAGTTGGAAATGGAACTCAGCATATTTATAAAGATTCGTTAGGTCGAATCTATGTGAATGCTTATATTGATGGCACTCTCACAAATGCCAGTGGATCAGTCACAGTCACAGTGACCGATGAAGCTGGAACTGTGATCATCAATGAACAAACTGCAACAACTGACACAACTGGGATTTATTATTATGATCTAGGCATCGCCAACACAACTGATGTGAACAAACTTTATGCAGTGTGGTCTGGAACTTGGGAATCAGTAGTTCAGAAACTAAGAACAAATCACGAGATCCTTGGATTTCCATTATTCACTGAAGCACAAGCAAGAACCTTTGACATTGAACAACTTGCCTCTGCA